GGCCGGGGCCGGGGTGATAGCGGGGCCATGGTATCCAGCACGTCCGCCCTCGACCTGTCGCAACTCGCCCCTCCCGAAGTGGTCGAGCAGCTTTCCTATGAGGCGATCCGGGCGGCAATTGTCGATCAGCTGGTGGCCGAACTGCCCGCGTTTGACGCGACGGTGATCAGCGATCCGGCGGTCAAGGTGCTCGAGGTGGTGGCCTATCGCGAGATGCTGATCCGCCAGCAGTTCAACGAGCGGGCGCGGCAGGTGATGCTGGCCTATGCCACGGGCAGCAATCTCGATCAGCTGGGCGCGCTGCTCGATGTGGGGCGTCTGGAAGGCGAGGCCGACACGGCCTATCGCGCGCGCATCCAGCTGGCGCCCGAGGCGTTCTCGGTGGCCGGGCCTGCCAGTGCCTATCGGTTCTATGCGCTTTCTGCCGCGCCCACGATTGCCGATGCCAGCGTGGCCGCACCCCGGCCCGACGACATCCGCGCGGTGGTCATGGGGTGTCTGGCCGCGCAAGGGGCCGGGGCCGATTTGGTCGCAGCGATGGAGGTCGCGCTCGATGCGATGGTCTGGCCGGGCACGGTGATCATCTCGCTGCTCTCCAGTCTGGGCGATGGTTCGGCCAGCGCGGCGGAGATCGAGGCGGTCGAGATGGCCGTGGCGCAAGACGAGGACGTGCGTCCGCTGACCGACTGGCCCAGGGTCGTCTCGGCCAGCATCGTGCCCTACGAGATCGACATCGACCTGACCATCTACACCGGCCCGGACGAGACCGTGGTGCTGGCCGCCGCGCAGCAGGCGGTCGAGGCCTATCGCGCCGGGGCGCGCAAGCTGGGCCGGTCGATCACCCGCGCCGGGCTGTTCGGCGCGGCGATGGTCAGCGGGGTTCACAATGCGGTGATCAACCAGCCCCCGGCGGACGTGCCGATCACCCGCCAGCAGGTCGGTGCATGTCTGGGCGTGGCGGTGCGGATTGCAGGCCATGTCGACTGACAACGTAACAACTGGCAGCCTGCTCCCGCCCAATGCCACCCCGCTCGAAACCGGGCTGGCGCGGCTTGGCCAGCGGCTCTCGGCGGTGGAACTGCCGATTGCCGACCTGTGGAACCCGCAGACCTGCCCGCTGCCCGCGCTGCCCTGGCTGGCCTGGACGCTCTCGGTCGACACATGGGACACCGACTGGACCGAAGAGCGCAAGCGCGCGATCACCGCCGGGGCCATCGCCGCCCAGCGCCGCAAGGGCAGCGTGACCGTGGTGCGCGAGGCCTTGCGCACCATCGACGAACGCCTCGAACTGGTCGAGGCCGATCCGGCGGTCTCCCCCCATGCCTTCACCGTGCGCCTGCCGGTGCTGGGCCGCGAGGACGGGGCGGGCGGCGTGACCGGCGGCGGGGCCGTTCCGGTGGCGACCGCCAGCCAGATCGTGGCCGCCCTGTCCCGCGCGGCGCCGGTGCGCTCGCAGCTCGCTCTGGTGATCGAGCTGGACCTTGCCGCCCGCGTCGTGGCCGAGGGTGCCGCGCGCGCCGCGCTCTATCGCCGCATGCGCGCCGGGCCGGATGCCACGGGCATCAACTGGGCAGGCCTGATCACCAACGAGATGGGCGAGCCGCTCGCCGATGACAGCGGCCAGTTTATTGATGGGAGTGCCTGATGCCGGTGTTACCTCTGCAAATCACCGACGCGGGGCGCGCGGCCATGATCGATCCGGTCGGCGGCGGCACCCGCGCGGTCACCATCGCCGCAGCGGGCCTGAGTCAGACCGACTTCGTGGCCGCCCCCACGCTCGAGGCGCTGCCCGGCGAGTTCAAGCGCGTGCCCACCGTCTCGGGCCAGACGGTCGCCCCCGACACCGTCCACCTGACCCTGCGCGACGACAGCGCGGAGACCTATGCCCTGCGCGGCTTCGGGCTGTACCTGTCGGACGGCACGCTGTTCGCGGTCCACAGCGAGCCCGACCCGATCCTCGAAAAGGCCGCCTTCGCCACCCTGCTGCTGGCCTTCGACTGGACGCTCGCCGCCAGCGATGCCGCCGCGATCACCTTTGGCGATACCAGCTTCCTCAATCCCCCGGCCACCGATACGGTCGCCGGGGTGGTCGAACTGGCCAGCCTTGCCGAAGCGCTGGCCGGTCTCGTTGCCGACAAGGCGATCACGCCCGCCACGATGGGCCAGACGCTGGCGGGCTATGTCCGGGGCGCGCAGCTGGGCGCGGCGGGCGGGGTGGCGACGCTGGGCGAAGATGGCAAGCTCGCGCTCGCCCAGCGCCCGCCGATCGACCTGATCGACGTCTGGCCGGTGGCGAGCGAGGCGCAGATGCTGGCGCTGGCCGATGCCACGGCGGGCGACTTTGCCGTTCGCAGCGACAATGGCCTGGTCTATGTGCTGCAACACCCGCCTGCCTCGGAGCTTGCCAACTGGCTGGAGATCTCCACCCCCGCACCGGTTTCCTCGGTCAACGGCAAGGTCGGCGCGGTGGGGCTGAGCGCGGGCGATGTGGGCGCGGCCCCGGCGGGGCGGCAGGTGCGCACGCAAGGCCCGCTGCTGGGCGGCGGCGGCGCGCTGACCGGAGACCTGACCCTCACGCTGACCCCGGCCAGCGTCGAGGAGGCCACGGCAGGCGCGGCCAACGACCGCGTGGTGACCCCGGCGAGCCTGTCGGCGATCCTCGCCACGCTGGCGGGCAAGGCCAGCGGCGGGGCGACGGTTTCGGCGGGCGGGTTGCTCAAGGGCGGCAACCGGATCGAGGCCAACCCCGCGCTCTGGCTCGATGCCGCGAGCCCCGAAGACATCGTTGCGGGCACCGCCAGCGACAGGGCGATCACGCCCGCCGCGCTGGCAGGCCTGCCGCGCAGTCTTACCCCCAATGGCTGGATCACCCTGCCGGGCGGGATCAGGCTGATGTGGGTGCAGGTGCGCCAGACGATCACCACCGAGGCCGCGTTCACCGCCGTCTACCCGGACAGCTTCACCGAGTTCGTCGTGCCCCTCGCGGTCACAGGCTGGAACGCGGTGTTCTCGAACACGCGCAACCTGTGGATGGCGCTGGGCGGCACGCCGGGCCTGTCGAGCTGTCAGGTCCAGACCCAGTCCTACAACACCAGCGAGATGCGCATCGACGGCTTCAACCTGTTCCTGCTCGGGAAATGACCCCCGGAGAATGACGATGGCCAAGATCTACTACAGCGCCGCGCGCGGCGGTTTCTTCCACGAGGCGATCCACACCGACCTGCCCGATGACGCGGTGCGCATCCCCGCGCTGCACCATGCCCGGTTGATGGAAGGGCAGAGCCAGGGCCGCCAGATCGTGGCCGATGCGCGCGGGCGGCCCACGCTCGCCCCGGTTCGCCCCCCGGCCATCGAAGACTTGCGGGCACAGGCCAACCGCGCGCTTGTCGCCGAGGCCGAGCGCCGCATCCTCGCCCTGGCCAGCCTCGCCCGCCAGTCCAACGACAACGCCCTGATCGCCCAGGCCGCGCTGGCCTACGCCGAAGGGACAGTGCCTCCCCAAGGCCTTGCCGATGCACTGGCCCGCCGCGCCGCCATCGACGCGCTGCGCGCTACCGCCACCCGCATCGCCGGTCAGATCGCCACGATGCCCGCCTCGAACCTGACCCGCTTCGACGCGGCCTCGCCGCGCCTGTGGGGAGAGACCTGACATGGCGAAAATCTCGCAACTCCCGCTCGTCACCAATCCCGATGGCACCGAGACCTTCGTGGTGCTCAAGGACGGCATGGCCCAGCGCGTGCCGGGCGCGGCCCTGATCGGCGCTGCCGGGGACGTCTCGCTCGAACAGGTGCAAGCCGCCGCCAGCCAAGCGGCTGCCAACGCGCAGGAGGCGCAAGGCGCGGCCCAGAGCGCCGCACAGGCCGCCAGCGCGGCCCAAACCCTCGCCGATGCCGCCTCCACCAAGGCCGACGCCACCGCCGCCGCTCTGGCCGCGCTCGTGCTGCCCGCGCCGAGCCCTTACGTGATCGGTTTTGCCTTCATCGCCCCGCTGGCCGCCTCGGAAGTCTTCGGCTTCCATGTGGCGGGCGCGGCCTTCACATGGCCAGCCAACTTTGCCGGGGCCTTCGTCCATGCCGTGGGCGTGCCGCCCGGCGCGGCGCTGGTCCTCGCGCTCAAGGTCGACGGGGCCAGTGTCGCCAGCTTCACCATCGCCCCCAATGGCACCATCACCGCCAGCAATCAGGGCGCAATTCCCGTCGCCAAAGGCGCGCTCATCACCCTCGAAGGCCCCGCCGCCCCCGATGCCAACGCCGCCAAAACCGGCCTCACCCTGATCGGAACCCGCACATGACCATTCTCCTGATGGAAGGCTTTGATCTCTATCCCGGCACGGATGCCCCCATGGGGTTTGCCGCCAACTGGCAGATCAACATGTCCTATGCCTCGATCACCATGGCCGCCGGGCGGTTTGGCGGGCGCTGTTTGAAGACAGTCTGGGCCGGGTCGGTCCAATATTGCCTGTCTTCGCGATCACTGTCTGCTCCGACCTCGACCTTCAGCTTCGGGTTGGCCGTCCAGATGTCCGCCTTTTCCGAATCCCCGTTTGTCTGGCTGCTCGATCCGACCGGCGCCTACCAGCTCTGCCTGCGCACCGACAACCTCGGCAATCTGATCGCCTGCCGTGCCTCGGCCCGCAATGCCCAGACCGATCTGGGCCGGACGGGGGCCCCGGTTCTGCACGCCAACACATGGCACTATATCGAGGTCGAAGGCGTGATCGGCGATTCCGGCGCGGTGCGGGTCTATGTTGACGGGGCCAAAGTGCTCGACCTCGCCGGGGTGGATACCCAGCAACAGGCCAATACCCAGATCGGCATCATCCAGCTCGGCTACACGAGCACTTCGGCCACGTATCTGTTCGACGATCTCTACGTGATCGACAGCGCCGCGCGCCTGGGCGAGCGTAAGATCACCGTGCTCACCCCCACCGCCGACGTGGCAAAAGCCTTCACCCCGTCGACCGGCACCGACAACTACGCCTGTCTCGATGAGGCCGTGCCCGACACCACCGACTATGTGACCGCCTCGGCGCCGGGCGCCACCGACACCTACGAACTGTCCGATCTGGCATCGCCCCCGGCCACGATCGACGCGATCCAGCTCACCGCGCTCGCCCGCAAGACCGACGCGGCCACCCGCGCGCTGGCGCTTCAGGCGGTCTCGGGCGGCACGGTCGACGATGGCCCGAACCTCTACCTCTCCGCCAGCTTCACCCCGGTCTCGCGCATCCTGCCCCTCGACCCGGCAACGGGCGCGGCCTGGACGGGCGCAGCGGTCAACGCCCTGCGCGCGGGGCCCAAGGTCACCGTCTGATGGCCGACGAATATGTGGTCGCCAGTCTGGCCGCCGGGGCCCTGTCCACGGGCCCGGCCAGCGCCCGCGTGGCCAGCTTCACCGCCGCCGCGCTCAACACGGGCAGCCCGCAGGCCCAGCTCGCCAGCCTCACCGCCACCGCGCTCACCACCGGCAGCGCGCAAACCCCGGCCCTGATCGGCAGCTTCGCCATCGAAGTCCTCCAGTCCATCGCCGCCCCGGCCACCCGCCGACGCCAGACCATCGTGGTCTGCTAGGGGGAAGGGCTGGGTTGTAGGCACCGGCACCACAACCCCGCACTGATTCAACCGCGCGCGCACGATGGCATGGCAGGCCCTCTCCCCAACACGAGGTGTCTGCCATGCCCCCGCTCGGTCCGATCCGGTTTTTGACGATTCACTGCGCGGCCACGCCCGAGGGGCGCGATGTGCCCGCCGAGACGATCAGCGCCTGGGACACCGCCAAGTTCGGGCAGGTGTCGTATCACTATGTGATCGAGCTCGACGGTTCGGTCCATGCCACGCTGCCCGACACCCTCAAGGGCGCCCATGTGGGCCGGGCCAATACCGGCAATGTCGGGGTCTGCTATGTGGGCGGGGTCGACAAGGCGGGCAAGCCGAAGGACACCCGCACCCCGGCCCAGAGCGCTGCCCTGCGCAAGCTGGTCGAGACCTATCGCGCGCGCATCCCCGGCCTGATCGTGCGCGGCCATCGCGACTGGCCGGGCGTGGCCAAGGCCTGCCCGAGCTTCGACGTGGCCGCCTGGCTGGCGCAGGACGCTTGAGGGGAGGACGCACCATGCTCGAAACGATCATGCCGCTGCTCTCGCGCTGGAAGTGGGGGCTGGCGCTGGCCGGGCTGCTCGCCTTCGCGGGGCTGGGCGCAGCGGCTCTCCACTATCGCGGGGCCTTGCGCACCGAACAGGCCGGGCGCGCCGCCGACCGCGCCAGCTATATCGCCGCCCAGGCCGAGGCCACGCGCCTGTCTGCCGAAGCGATCCACCATCAGGAAGCGGTCTATCAGATGAAGGCCGCCAAGCAGGACACCGCCCATGAAACCGAACTTGCCCAGGCTCGCGCTGCTGGCGCTG